CCGCGTATTTCATACAGCCCTGACGCACCTGTGGCTGGTTCTCTTCTGGTAAGAGAAACTTTGGAGAAGACCTCATTGACTGAGGTATTTGTTGGATACAAAAAGATTAGTAAATCGGCCTTTAGACAAGGCGTTCGCTATATGCGTTCAAGAATAGTTGGCGGAGCCGAAAAGGTAGTCAATGCAAGTTCACTGAGTTCTCAATTGGATTTATCCAATTTATCCATTTATGGAGATTGGGATTGTAACATCTCTTGGAATGAATCAACCGATTCTTCCTCAAATTCTGGTGGTGGCGGAGCGGAAAACGTAGTCACTCAAACATCAGTTCAGCTTCTGGTAAGCTCCCGGCCTCTGGTAGGCCAAAATCCTAAGACTTCGGCATTGTGTGTGAATGCCAACCCAAAGACTTCGGCATTGTGTTTGAATGCCACCCCCCCTTTTTTGGAGGTTCCTGTTATTCAGATAACTGCTCCTAGGAAATCTCCTTGTAACTCCGATGCACTTTATTGGAGTCCGCCTTCATGTTGCGGAAACTCTGCGTCTGTTGACGCTTATTCCACTTGCACTAGTAGTGATGGCTATGAATTATGTCCCATTCAATTTAGAACTCTGTGGAAACACACTCTCACAGGGATATATTCATTGGCAGAACTTGATGAAACCACCTATTCTGATAGTTGGGAAGTTGCTTCCCAAGTGGTTTCTTTTGAAAATAGTAGTATAGCACCTTCGTGTGCTGATGCTGATTTTCAATCTAAAATCAGTGGTACAAACTACGAACGTTTGTACAATGCACCCAAAACCATCGATTTTAAGGGGTATCGTTATGATACTCAGAGTTTGTATCTCTTAGCTTGTGAACTGTTCCATCATTTTGGATGGGACTGCACGGGTAGAACTAAGCGAATTAATCTCTATAAGAGGTACAAACTTACTGGAGTTGTTCAAACTCCTTCTGGCAAGATTATTCGTGCCAAATTGGACCATCAGCAGAAAGCTGCTCTTTCTAATGCACCTAACTTCGCGCAATATAAGCATAGCGGAGTAAAGGGCATCTTTGATGGTCTCAAGCCCAATCTGGAGGCTAAATTTCAGATGATGGGCCTTAATGTTTCCACATATCTTGATACTAGAGATCTCTTTTATGGTGCCAAAATGACCAAGGAGGTCATTGGTATTTATGCTTGGATTGATCAGGCTAGAGAATCCTTTCACGGTTCTTTGAGGAGTCTCTTTGGTGATGTTCCTTCGTGGTTGTTGCTCCTTATTGATGGAGCCGTTTTGGCCTTTTTGGTAGTGTTCGCTGCCTATTTGTGTTACAAGTTGGGGTCGAGCGTGGTTTCTTTAGTCAAGTACTTGTTAGCTAAGGAACCCCATGTTGACCCCGACATTCTTGAGAAGAAGATAAACGTCATTGGTAAACTCCTCAATTCTGATGATGCAGTTTTTCAAGGAGGTGCTTCAGCTCTGTTGGCTTCTTCTGTTGGTTTGGTTGGCTTTCTCACTGGTTCGCAATGGAGTGAGAAAAGAGTCATGGATTATGTTCGCTTAATTGGTCCCTCATCCTCTTTGTTGGAAGCTACTATAGGCAATTTGCCAGGCTTTATTTCTTGGATGGCCTTCTGTATTGATCCTGAATGTTCATGGGCAGGCAATTACAAGTTTATGGCCATATATTCTGAATGGAAAGAGCGCATTTTGATGCGTGAAGCTGATTTGAGCTTCTCTTCAAAGATTGCCATCGATTTGTCTCTTCAAGCACAAATTGAAGCTGATCATGAGTGGTACAACCTTAATATGACTAAGTTGTGCACTATGGAAGAATTTGTGAGGAGGAGGCCTGAGTTGAATTCTCTCATTGCTGCATTGACTATACAGTGGGACTGTCGCAATCAAGCAATTAGTTCAGGCACTGTTCTAGATCAACCTAAGGTTATTTTGTTGTTCGGTGATCCTGGTCAAGGCAAGTCAGATGTTATTAATTTGATTGCCAAAAAGATAGTTAGTGAAATGTCTCAGACTGATGATCCTTATTGGAAAGATATGGTTTGGGGCCCCCAGCTTGTTTACACCAAAGCTAGTACTTCTGACTATTGGTCTTCTTATAAGCAACAACCCTTTACATTGTTTGATGACGTTTTTCAGGTTCATACTGCAGAGTCTATTGCTAGAACTGTTGCTGAATTGATCACTTGCATTAACACTTGTCCTGCTCAGTTGGATATGGCCCATTTGCACGAGAAAGGTAGAACGGTCTTTAAATCCCGTGTTGTTTTCATAACGACCAATCAGAAAGAATTCGATATTCTTAAAATGGCGAATACTCATGCATTGGGTAGGAGAATAACTTGGGCTATTGATCTTAAGCTTGCTGAGATTCTTGTTAAAGGCAAGGAACCTTTGTCTCTTGCCGATCTTGATAGAGCATGGGATTTTAATGTCGTTGATAGAGTTGGAAATCTTTCTTCTCACGGGTTAGCAATACCCTCTGCCCATCAGCTTTATCCTGGATATTTTCCTATTAAGCCTATCAGGTTTCAAGAACCTTACGTTATGAAATTTTCTACTTTTACTTCGGAAGTTGTTTGTCATCTGAAGAAGTTGTCAGATACAGTTCCTTTCTTTGATAGGTATCAGATAGGTTCTATGCAATCTTTTACTAGTGGTGATCTGATTGTTGGAATTCCCACTGATTCTATGGTATCTTTGGTTCCTCCAAGTGTTTCTGACTTGTCTCGTTTTGGTAGGGTTTGTAGTAGAGTCTTTTCTTGGTTTACTGATCCTTATGAGGAAGTTACTACGCCCCATATGGCTTGGATTGATGACGGATACTGGGATAAGGCAGGCATTAATGGGAAAGAATATGCCCTTCTTCAGTCTACTAGAGAAAGGAAAAATTCTGGCCACCTTACTTGTTTCTGGGAAAAAGAACATAAAGGCATAGGACCCATTGAAGCACTGTTCAATAAATGCTTTGGTGATTATTATCCAGAAGCTTTGGTTTCTGTAGAGAAGAAGTTTATGTTGGGAGCCGTTGGTCAAACCTGTTACTCTAAGGGTGAAATGGTGGTAGTTAAGAATCGAATGTTACCTCTTTTACCCAACGATGGCTCCTTTGACCCCCATATTACTCCTATTGCTGCACTCCATGATGAAGTTTGTGATGTTTCCCACTTTGTAGATTGGTTTTATATGGTTTATGGGCCATGTTGGAATCTGGAGATGCTCGATTATTCCATAAGGAGGATAGCAGCTGAAGGTCATGGAGATTTGAAAGTTCATTACTTGCACCGTAGTCATGGCGTTTGGTCAGATCATCCCATTAATTTTAAGGACAGAGCCTTTACTGGGTTTGATTCTTATGTTAAACGTACCACTGATTCTGAAGGCAATTCTGTGTTTTCCGACACACTTAGTGGTGTTTGGAAGATGAGATGGGTTTTGTCACGCAAATTTGGAATGGATTATGCTATTACTTCTTTGATGGCAATTTCCACTGCTGTTACAGTTGGAATTTCCGCATTGATTGCTGTTCTTTGTTCCCATTTTAAAGAAGTACCAGCCTTTTTCCAAGGTTCCAAGGATCACAGGGATGTTGAAGCGTGGAGTAAGTCCAAGAGTCGTAAGGTTCGCAGAAGTAGAGCTACTAATAATGTGAACAAGTGGTATGATGCTCAGGGTAATGAGGCTGAATTCAATTCGTTGAAGACTGAGGCTTCTAATTTCATCAGCGTTCTCAGAAATGCAGTTTATATTAGGATTATTTTTTCTGATGGAAAATATGCCGATGTTCAAGGCCTTTTTATGGATGATAAACAGCTTTTTTCTGTTTGGCACCCCTTTTATACCGGTTCGGCTGTTACTCATATTCAGTTATTTGTTGATGATCCTGATCAATGCAAGACTGGAGTTTCTATTTGTGCTAAAGATTTCCACATTGCTAGAGTCTCTAAGGATCGTGATTTGGCTAGAGTTACATTTTTTAGACCACCTATAAGCGGAATTAGGAGTCAGTGGTCTCTAGTTCCTAATAGAGAACATTTTGACAAATGCACGCATGTTCCAGAATCGCGTAGATTTGTTAAGATTACCAAATCAGGGAAATCCGTTTGTGCTGCTTTGGGTCCGTTCTCAATGCATAAAATACTCAATTCCTCTATTAGATTTAAGCTTCATGATGATATGGGTAAAGTTATTCATGATGATACCAATCTCACATACTACCAAGCCGTCGATGGTAGAGGTGAGGCAGGCGACTGTGGAGATGTTTATTTGGCTGGTGCTGGGGCACTTTATCCTCTTATCGGGTTGCATAGTGGTCGTTTGGGACATGATTCATGTGTTGTTCCCATCTTTAAGGAGGATGGCCTGGGAGAGATGCAGTCTTTGCCCATGGGAGTCGCTGACAAGATAGATCCTTTTGAAGAGATAGAGCATATTCCTGGCACTAGGCCTTTGGGTAAGTGGTTGGGAAAACCTGCTACTAGTCCTTCGGTGACTAAGTATGATCTTTTTCTTCCTGAATTGAGAGTCTTGCTAGCACCTGATATAAAAGTCTTGCCCAATCTCTCCAATAAAGCAGCTTTTAACAGGAATGTCTTGACTCAAAATTTTGGGCTTACTCCTCAGATGCCTTCCCATATGGCAGAGAAGTTGTGCGATCCCGCGTATACTGCGAGCTTCTTTGACTCTGACGAGGTCTTTGATGTTTGGGATTTTGATACAGCCCTCTTTGGAGATCCGGTCAAGGGGATCCCATCCATGGCTAGTTCTTCTAGCTTTATTGGTTATGCCTTTGAAGGTAAGAAGTCCGACCACGTTGATTTTCTTGCTAAGACTTGTGATGAAGCACTTAGGAAGAGGGTTGCGGAATATGAGCTTATGTTAGACCATGGTAGCATTACTGTTTTGTGTAATCAGTTTAAGAAGGATGAGCTTTTAGCTTCTGAGAAAGTTTTTTCTGATAATCCAGAATGTCGGAATATCAACGGTCATGATTTGGCTTTAAATATATTGTATAGAAGATATACTGGTGCCTACCACCATGCCTTGATTAACCATCACTCTTCTTCTCATTGTGCCATAGGAATAGATCCACATTCCATAGATTGGGAAGTCAAGATTAAGGCTTCTTTAAGACATCCCAATATTGTTGCCGGTGACATTAGCAAACAAGAATCCGTCACAAACATTGATTTTGCTAGAGGTTATGCTGCCCATATTTCATATTACTATAATCATACTGAAGAACAATTTCTCAGACATAATAATTTGATAGCTTCATTGGATGGTTATTGTTTCATTTTCCTAGGAGGTGTTTATCAGACGGAGAAAGGTCATAGTTCTGGACATTTTGAAACTGCCAATTTCAATTCTTGGCATGTTTATGCTGCTCATAAATTGTCCTTTGAAGAGATTTGTCCTCAGTTCGTCTTTGAAGAAGAGACTGCTCTAGAAGTCTTGGGAGACGATTCATTAGGTTCAGTTTCTGATGATGCTAAGGAATTCAATATGGTTAGCATTGCTGCAACTTTCAAAGAGAGTTTCGGGATGAAGTACACCTCTCCTGATAAAAATAAGGAAATTGAACCTTTTATCCTTGTTGACGGTAATACGTCCTCTTTTTCTTTTCTTGGCCGCACTCCAATTAAGATAGGTGATCGTTTGTGTGGCCAATTGAGAAGAAGTGCAATTAATGATATGCTCATATATACTGTTAAGGTTCCTAACATGTCTAAGAAAGAGGTTATACAGATTAGGTCTGATGCCGCCTTTTTGGAAATGTCACTTTATTCTCTTTTTGAATATAATAAGCTTAAATCTTTGTACCTTAAGGAATTTTCTAGGTCTGCTTATAGGAACAAGCTTAAACCTAAGATTAAATCTTGGCAAGAGAACCGTGATTTGTTACTATTTAATTGGTTCAAATGTGATAGGGTCTCTTTGGAAGTCTCATTGGCTTCCAAGAAAGCTTTGGGATTGTGATCCCATTAGCCCGGTATGGCTTTTAAAGTTCCTCTTCTTGTGATTGTTTAATGCCGTGAGCACATAACAAGAAGGTAGACATCCCCCCCTCCACGGAGCGTCCTGGGAAAGGCTGGCTTCACCGGTTTAATCTTGCCGGTGGTGCCGATAGCATTCTTAGATTAGCAAAAGTACAAATTTAGATTCGGTTAAAGAGTTGTCCGAACAAACAACACAACTCACTACTGATTCCACAGTTGAAAATCAAGTTAACATTTTTATACCTTATCAGAATCAATTTGTGGATGATCCTTATGTTGATCAGACCCCTTTCAACATGTTGTCAAGAGAATTTCTTGTTCATTCTCAATCACTATCTGAAGGGAATTCCATTTTTATTTTTCCTTCTCATCTCCTTCTCGCTATGCCTACTATCAGTAGATTACTTCAGAATTATCAATTTCTTAAATCTGATATGCGCATTCGAATTGAAATCTCTTCAAGTCCTATGCAGTATGGTTCTGTTACAGTTTCTATCCTTCCTTACCTTGATGTGTCCGATCCTAGGCTTCAGGACTTTGTTGCTCAATCTCAGTCTGATATGACGTTGTTGGATATCACCGCCAATTCAGCTGTAGTTTATGAACTTCCCTATATAAGGAAAGAGAGTTTTTATGAACTTAATAGTACCATTTCTGAACTTTTTGATTGGAGAGTTGCTATTTCTGCACCTATAATATCAACTTTAACTCTCGATACTGCGACCACCGTGACTGTTAATGTTTTTGCCAGTTTTGTCAATCCTCATGCAGCTGGCTATATCATTCCGGAGGATTCAAGTGCCATTTTTCAGAGTAGCTCCAGAATGCGGCAGGGTATGGCCATTGCAGGCAAAACTGCTGCTGCTTCTGCATTTACTGTTTCATCTTTGGCTTTTGCCGCGTTTACATCAGCTAGCCAGCAGGATGAAGGACCTACAGAGCCGACTCAACCAGTTCAATTAGGCTTAATTGGTGATGTTAGTTCACCGAAGCATGTTCCCGATACTTCTGCTACCCCCTTGGGAGATTGCGTCCCTTATCGTCCGGATTTTATTCCTAGTCATCGTAATCATTACATGCTTTCGGATATTTTACAGATTCCTACGTACCTTCAGAAGACTGTTCTTAGCACATCTGACACTACTATCGAGGTGATCCCCTCGACCATGGACAGATCGTATGTTCAATATTTTTCCAGAATGTTTAAATACTGGAGAGGTTCTCAGAAATTTTTGCTCAGGTTTATTGGTTCTCCCTTCTTTACGGCTAGGGTTGCTGTTGCTTTGTTGCCGGTTGGTGGTTTTGGTACGGTTTCTTCAGCCTTTGGTGATGTAAAGACGTGGGAAATTACTGTGTGTGGTACTGAAGAATTATTGGTGACTGTGCCTTATCTCCACATGCATCCTTGGCAAAGTACCGTGTATTCTGAGCTTACTGAACATGTTCCTTTGATCAAATTCAAGCTCCTTCAGAATATCGTTCAACCTTACGATAAAACTGTTACTCTTACCTGCCAAGTGTTTTACTCTGTTGGGGAAGATTTTAGATTTGCTGGACTTCAGAGTCCTGCCGATCCTACTCCCATTCCTCCTCTCGTTGCTACTTTTCAGTCTGTTCTTGCCCGGTCCTTTTTGGGTGAGAACATTGATTGTATAGATCGAAATTATCAAGGCCAGAATTTTGATACGTGCTCTATGTTGCAGAGGTTTTCTTCCATAATTCCACCAAGTGATGTCACTCCTTATCCTTATGCAATTTGGGAACCTGAGTACTTTGCATGGGATGAAGATCAGGATCTATATAATTGGATCCTTTCATTGTATGCATTTAATGCTGGCCCTATTCGTACCAAATTTTTGTTCACCACTTCTAGTGAGAGTGGGGTATTGGCTATAGGCATATCTAATAATAGATCGGCTGGAGCACTGACAGATAAATCAGGTGATTCCATAGCTGTTACTCACCAATCAGTTTGGCCAGCTATACACACTACTATGCCTTATATGAATAAATATCCGTTTAGATCAATTCTTAACCCTGCCGTTCCTGAGTGGGGTTTGACTACTGATATTGGCACTTCAGTCTCTAGAGTTTATGTTGCTCCAGCTAGAGGTTTTGTCATGGCATATCTATTACCAGTCCCAGAATTTCCGGCTGAGGCCGTTTTTCAGAGTTATACTGGTTCAGTGGATAGGATTACCCTTCAAGATGTTTATGCAGCTAGCTTGATTAAAGCAGTGGCTTCTGGTACTACTGCTACTGCCACTATTTTAGCTAGTTTTGATTATACCACCACTTTTTGCATTGAGGTTGATGCAATTTTAGTCCGCACTGCGGGCACAACTTCCGCCCCTGATGGGATGATCTCATTGACTTCCAACAATGCTACTGTCCCACAAGCCGCCACTACCACACCTTCGATTAGGTCTGGTTTTTTAGCCTCTGCTCCCATTCCTTGGGTTGATACTGCTAATAATGGTAGAGAGGCTGCTAGAGCCACAATAAAAATGTGTGCGTCTAACATCTCTACTGCGGCCCCCCTTTATCTTCAATTGTTTCAGACAGATTTGCTGTCGGCATGGTCTTTGACCTATTCGTTGAAGATTACCCCCTGGTCAGGCATTTTTATGCCTTCCAGTCCACAATTTGTCGCTGACACCATTGGTTTGGTTCGTCAGATGGCTCCATTAGATGTTAACATCTCCGCCTCGTCTGTTACTTTGGACGTTGATGTTCAGAACACAGTTCCTATTTCTATATCAGGTTCTGTTACTGTTGATACTGGCGATGTTCCTCTTTGGACCACATTGTATAAACCTTGATTTTGTTCTTTGTTGTTTGGAATGGTTTTTGAAATTTTACCATTCTTCCTTGTCTTTGTTATTTGTTGTTTGTTGTCCATGAGCTTGTTCTCATGAAGGTCCAGTTAATTAGCTT